TCACATTGCTCCAGAATCATCTCAGATGGAAGAGACCGGGGATACGTTATAGCCATCAGGTTACTCCCCCGCCGAAGAATCTAGGATCGCGCCGCCGTTCATCCCGGACCCGCTGGACCGAGGCATTTACCAGATTAGGCGCTGCACGGCGAATTCCGCGCTCTACGGCAGCCTCGACGGCTGCATCGCCATTGGACCCCCTCGCATCAATGTTGATCACTGTGCCGCCTCCTGAGCCAGCTACGCCAAGCTTCCCATCCGGACCCCTGCGTAGCGGCATGATCGCTTCCGGCCCAGCTTCACCCATGATGCCAAGGCCAGAAGATGTTCCAAATGCCGTAGGCCCGCCGACAACGCCGCCATTAGCGAAGAATTGAACGCCATTTCTCCAAGCTCCACCCTTTGCCATAAGGGACGGGTGAGCCGATACGCCATAAGTTAGCGCATCGCCAAAGCTAAGTCCGGATGTGCCTCCTACGCCGCCAGTAAACGACCCTCCGATAGCTCCAAAAAGATTCCCCCCCATGCTTACGAGTGAGCCAAGGCCAAAACCACCGCCGCCGCCCGCGCTTGTCGATGACATAACGGCATTGAATAGCATCTTTTTGATGATCATCGCTTGTAATTCTTTGATGATGTCGAGTGCAAATTTGCGGAACCAATTCTTGAAGATGTCTCCCGCTTTCTGGCCCTCAGCCAAGCCATCAACCATGGCGTTAGAAAGACTCGTAAAGCCTTCTTTTGTGCGGCTAAGGACCGGATCGTTATTGATTAAAACCTCTGCCGCCCGCTCTTGCGCTGCATTGTAATTGTCTTGATTGATTACGCCCTCTTGGAGAAGGACGTTTAAACGGTCAATCTCATCAGCGTAAATAGCCCAAGCGTCACGATTCGCCTTAATTACCTCCTGCCCCTCTTCCATCAACTCTTTGCGCTTGTCGAGGAGCGCATTAACATCTTCCTCCGCTTGCTTGAGTCGGGCTTGTATGTCCATTTGCTCCAATTGCTTCGCATTTAAGGCGTCCAATTCAGCAATCTGATCCCCGGTAAGGGTTTTTCTTATTTCATTCAATTCATTTTCATACTTTAAATTTGCGAGCGCCTTTTCTCGCGCAACATCAGACATGCCAAATGTGTCGATTTCAATTTGACGCTGATCGTTTGCCTCTTTCATGCTTTTCGCAAGATCATCAAACGCCTCTTTTTGCTCGTGCGTCTGGCCTTGACTTGGCGCAACCGCAGGAACGGGGGAGCGAGTTCGCCCGCGATTATCTTCAAACGCAAAGTTACGATTTGCTTTGGCTTCGTCCATTTTAGCTAAAAGCTCTGCAACCTTTTGAGTCGCGTATCCAGCATCATCGCCAATCAAGCCAATGGTCGTTTTTTTGTTTTCACCAGTGCCATCGGTTCCGCCAACAAAAATATCCCGAAGAACAGAATCTTTTGCTACACCAAGATCATTTAGTATTTTTTCAGAAGCTTTTGCCGCCTCGTCTGCTATGCCAAGGCCCGCAATTATCGCTGCCCCACCTTTTTTCCCTAAAAGCATTAACCCAATAAGGCCGATACCTTGAGCCTCAGCGGGGATCGAATTGTAAGCTGCAATAAGCCTGTTGATGCCATTTACTGCAATGTCAAAAATCGGAGCCAGAGCATCCAAAACCCCAGCTACACCGAGAGCAATGCGGCGCAAAGATTCCGTAAATGACTCCCCAAGCTGTTGTGCTGCCCCGGAATTTGTGAGTCTTTCGATTTCGCCGCCAGCAATTTTGATTGCGTCAGCGAAGGTATCCAAAACTCCCGCTCTTGCAATCTCATCCAGAAAGGCGTCCATGGCATCGCCAAAGTTACTTACCGCGCCATTGAACGAGTTTACTTGATCCTCCGCTGCCCCCGCGAAATTTTCCGCACCAATTTTCTGCAAGGCAGCAATGACCTCTTGTGCGTTTCGATTAACAACCGTTGTTACCCCATTGAAGGTAAAAGCTATCTGGTCGCCAGTAACTTTCGCCGCAATACCAAAACCCTTGAGGGCTTCGGTTTCACCAAAAGCCGCTCCAACCGCCGCTCTCGTAAAGTCTGTAATGTCTCGCCCAAGACCCGCCGCGACATCGCCAAAAGTTGTCAGTAATTCCGCTGTTGGCTGGATACCAACGGCTTTCAGGCGAATGAATGATTTTGTAAGATTTTGGACCGAAAACGGAGTCTCGACCGCGAGAGTTTTGATCTTGTCAAATTCAATGGCGGCCTGTTCAACGCTGCCCGTTACTGTTTTAAGCTGAATTCTAAGCTGTTCGAATGCCGCTCCTGTTTTAATAACCTCCCGCACAGCAAGGCCGCCCAATAAGGTAACAAAAGCCCCTTGCAAGCTGAATACGGAATTTTTTAGACGGTCAAAAGCCGCCCCCATGCCACGGGCGGCACGAGCGCCAGCTTGCGGGAGCCTTTGCATACTCCGCTGCAATTGGTTTATGCCCCGCTGCGCTGGGCGCGGATCAACCGAAACGACTAACGATGTCTCAAAGGCCATTTCAATTCTCCTTGGCGCGGGCTTCTAAGTATAACCCATCTAAGAATTGACACAAATAAATTGCTTCGCTCAATTCCTCCCCAGACAAGCGGATGTAATCCCGCCAGTAACAGAAGATTTCCGAGAAAGGTATAGCACCAAGAGACATTCCAGCATTTCGTGAATTGTTCAGGGTAAGAAACCCTTCCCATATTTGCTGTTCATCTGGCTCAAGAGGCGGCGGCCCCTGTATTTTCCCAAGCTCCAAAAGGAACTCTCTTTGATCGGGAGAATACTTTAGCTCGTACTGGAGCCGCTCTTTGAGTTTTTTGATGATTCGCCTACCCGCTTGTTACGGAAAGTCTCCATGTCGGTCGCAATCTCTACGACCTCATTTCGAAAATCCATACTTGCGAAAAGAAGACTCGCCGCCTCATCCTTTGAATACGGAAGAGCCGCGCCATTTCGCGTAAAGCCGTCCCAATCCAAAAGCACCGTCTCTGCGATTGCCTCACAAAGAATCTTGGTTTCACGCTCAGGGTCGGTGTTAGCCTTGTTCTTCCGAGATTGAGAAGCAAGCGCCCGCTGAAATTTCATGTTACCAATTCGGGCAACCTTAATTTTGCTGCCTTCGCGGTAATCAGCCCAAGCGCCTGTCTCCTCAAGATTCGGATCAGCAAATGCCGTGGTCACTTCCATATTTCAAAGTCTCCAGATTAAACAGCAGGGAGGAAATCCATCCGGATTGTATATCCCTTTGTGCTGTCTTTGATGGCTGTATAGTCCATCGAAAGGAATACATCCTGATCCTGCCCTGTCCCTGCGGGTGCGCCGCTGGAATAGTAAACCGAAGGCATCGAAACGATAATGTAATTACCGTCCGCATCCTTCATTTTCAGAGCAAGATTAGACTCCGTATGGTTAATGAATTTTTCATACAGGGAGATGTTCTCGAAGTAGACGTTCAAATTGCCCGTCACATCGACGCCACCATCCCCATGTTCGGCGGAACCCTTTTGGCCGATTTGAGGCCGCGCCCGCATGTTGTTGTTAACGTTGACCTCGAAAGCTTGGACCGCAACGCCGACATCGCCGCTGTTTTCGAAGACATTCAGGACGTTTGCTGCCCCGGTGATCGCAGTGGTCTGGTTGGCAGATGTCACAACCGACGAAGCAACGGTCGTACTTGCCGTAAAGCCCTGCTCGCCCATCCAAGAGAAGACGCCAGTGACGATTTGCTGCGCTGCCGCCGAAAGGCTGAAAGAGCCGATCCGCATACCAGTGAAATACTTGACTGCGGTAATGTCATCGAAATCGACCTCGACAAAATATGAATTTTTCGTCGTGCCATTGGTCAGAGTCCGGCCAGTTACGGCAGCCGAAGTCAGAACCGAAGCCGTCAGGGTCGTTCCAACCGTTGTAAGAACAGTCGAAGTCAGAGAGTCAATCTGAGCGACAACGCCATTATGGCTGGAATTGCCCGAAGATTTAAGAATGACGAACTGCCCCGCCGCGAAGTTAGCGACGAAATCCGTTCCGGTTGGACCCGTAATAGACGAAGCGCCGACCGTGCAGGAAGCAAGAGAAACGGTTGCGGACGAGATGCTATTGCGAAGGCCATTCGCAAAGAACGTCTCGAATGCGCTGTAAGCAAGCTCGTAGCCAAAATCACCCTCAGCGGAGACCGAAACCTCCAAGAGCGCGATACGCTGGCGGTCTGAGCGAATTTCTTCCGAAACAATGGTTTCTTTGTTGTGAGTCAGAGATTCAGACGTAATCCGAACCTCAGTTGTTGCAGGAGTCGAAGGCGTTTCGCCCCACGTTGACTCCTGAGCATAGCGTACCTGTACGCGATTAGTTTCTGCCAAGGGCATGATCGATTCTCCTGTTAAGCTATCCGGTCACGCTGGAATGCCACTGACAGTACCATGTGATGCCAACCGTCCTCGACGCCCAATGTCGCCAAAGACGGAACCCTAGTGGTGATCACGCCGGAACTTCCTGCGCTGATCTGGACGTTATTGAAAATCCCATCAATCTCGTCCGCAATATCCTTCCCGGTTTTCGTACCATTGTTTTCCGGAACATAGATATCGAACTGGATAATACCTGAATGACGCTGCACTCGTCTAGTAGTTCCTATCGAAGCGTTAATTCCGCCGCCGTCAAGAATGGTCAAGGCAACCCAAGGCGCATTCGCTGGCGGCGTATATGTCACATTCTCATACTTGACCGGATGTGCCGTGTAATTGTCCGACATCCGCATCTCGACTGCATATCGCGTATCATCAAAGCTCATAACCGCTCCGTTGTTGACTGCAATTCCGTAATAACCTCAGCAACGGAAATTCGGACCATGCCGGAAGGCGCTTGCCTCGACCCGCCAAACTCCATTTTCAGGACATACGGAAGATTATTGACGATGTAAGTCACTTCTTTGTTTTCGCCTACGTCGAAATTGCCCAGAGACGAGTCGCCCCCGCCGCCCTTGTTCGGGGGTGAGGGAAGCCCACCATCCCCGGCAGCCCAATTGTTCCGCAAAGTCCCTGTATCTACCGGAGTCCGCTGCGTAATCTTGGTGAATAAATCGAGTGCAACCTTTCGCTTTACGGTCCCGACATCGAGATTCATCTGTCGGCTGAACTTATTAAGATCAAAGTCCCATTTTGCGGTAAGAGCCATTACGTCCTCCGCAATTGGAAAGTGTAAAGGGCATCTGCCGCATCAGTCTCAAAATTTACAATTTCATAAACAATACCGCTAACAATGATCCGATCTGCGACTTTCGGCGTAATGGTAGATAGCGTCTTTCCTGCAATTAACGCCTTCCTATCGTCCGGCAGCACGTTCTGATTGTCGATTTGGGCGATTTCAAACACATCAAAGATGAGTTGGACGCCCGAAACACTGGAGCGAGTGACTACCGCCGTGCCGCTTGAAGCGTTGTAAACAACAGAATTGGTAGAGGCCAAGGCCTCATAAGTGGCGGAAACCCGGACATTCCCGAAGGTGTCAATTGCCGTCTTTGCGGCGTTCTGGAATGTCTCTCTGAGGCCCATCTGTAAGCACCGATATCGCTTCGTGTTGAAGAATGGTCGCGAAAGTCGCTAATTCTTGACCGCTAAAATCGTCGTGATTCAGGTCTAACTTGCCGTCATCATGCAACTCTATAACATAATAACGGCTCATCGGACTACCTTTGAAATCCCGCCGCCGAATGGCATCCCGTACGGAGCCAGCATTTTAATCACCGAATCGGGCATGACTGCCGTTCTGTCTGCCGCATCTACCGTCAAAGCAAGGCTTCCGGCCTTAATGGACGTAAAGCCTCGCGTATCTTCTTCAGCCGTCCGGTCCTCCCCCAAGAGCCAACGGGCCATTTCGCAAGTCGCATTAACGACTGCCGTAGGGATAGAATCGCTGTTTTGCAAGAATCCGGAGCGGTCGTAAATATCGAATCGCGGCCACTCAAGGGCCTGTTGATCATCGACCTTCCGCCCTTCAAATGTGAAATAGTCATCGATCAGGCGAGTAGCCATCACAAGGGCCTTCTCCTTATTGGCGGTAGTGGCCCCGGTCCAATCCGTCGCGTACAAATGGGCATCGTGGTACGAGTCACCGTCTGCCTCATTAGCGTAGCTGTTTGAGGTTGCGGATGCTGTCCCAGTTTCTTTTACGAGAATAAGAGTCATGATTACTGATCCTCATCAACCAAGTCGTAATGGTAACTAGAGTTGCTTTCGCTCTCTACGGCGTCGAGGGCTTGAAGCAGTTTTCCAAGAAGCCCAGCTTCGTTGTCATCATAACGCCCCATTACACATCCTTTTCATCATACCAAACAGCGGCAATATTCATTTCAGCCGCTGACCCGCCGCGATTTGTAGCTCGGACAAGATAAGTAGTCGATGGCGCTAAAATCCACCCAACAGAAAGGGGGTCGCTTCCACCCCCGCTCGATTTCTTTCCAGAGCCGCCACCCTGCCAAAAATGCTCTATTTGAAGGCCGCCAGCGGTGACAGTAGAGGCCACGAATGTCAATGCCGTTGTTGTCGATGCGTTTGCGCGATTTCGACAATGAGAAACAAGGGTAGAAGCGACAATCGTTGAAGCGCCCTCTATCAATTCAATCTCAACATCGCCAGAGGACGCAACAATATAGACAAAATGCAATGGGTTCCCGTTTGTGGAAATACCCATCTCGATGGTTCCATTGTCTGCAACCGTATCCCCTTCACCACGGAAAACATGAGATTGGAACAAAACGCCATCATTAACGCGCCCATAAGCATTGCCGGGGAACGAGTATTCGGCAATGCGGGATAGTAATTTGTTATCCGGCGCGGTAAATCGAGGCATGGCGAGAGTCCTTTAGCTAATGCTGACGGCAGTATAACTAAAACACTCAGCCTTTACCATGCCCTAAAACGCCGCCCGGATGAGTGGCCTTGAAATCCTCCTCAGTAAATCCGTTGACACGTGACAACGCAATCGCCAGAGCATCACCCATAGCCATCTGCATGACCGTGGATGTCGTTGGGGCGTGGCCCCATGCCTCAGCGACCTTGGGAAGCCTCAAAACAACATCCGCAAAGGCCGCCAGCGATTCCGTATTATTCTCCGAAATCAAAACAACCGGACACTGGCCTTTTCTGGACAGCATGGAAATAAGCTCCACGGCCTTGCCAGAGCGCGATAGCGCCACGATGGCATCTCCGGGCCTGAGAAGACCAAGATCGCCATGTGCGGCCTCCGTAGGATGAATAAAGGTGCTTCTAATGCCCAAGCTGACAAAAGTAGCCGCCAATTTCTTACCAACATGACCAGATTTACCGACTCCGGTAAAAATTACCATCCCCGGCACATTCAAAAGGCCAACGGCTTCCTCAAAATGCCGATCAATCTTTTCGGAAAGGGCCTGTAACCCCTTCGCTTCCTGCTTGATGACGTTTTTACCTATGGACGCAAGGCTACGAGACCGAGAACCCTTCCCGTGTCGTTGGTTTGCATCCCCTGAGATTCCCACTTTGTCCCGTGTTGGCTCCATGATTCCTTGATCTCCCAATTGCCGAAAAGCGAATCGAACTCTGATTTCGTGTAATGCCGGAAATGATGTCTGAAAGACTCCGGCGAAAATGGCGTGACATCCTCATTCGGAACAGAGGCGATTACAATGGGTGCGAGAGTCTTGGCTTTAGCCACCCATTCTTTGTCCTCCTTGATATGCTCAATCGTTTCAAGCGTAACCACGGCGTCAAATTGGCCCTCTATGCCGAAAAGATCAGTCCGGCGAAAATCCCATGTTTTGCCGCCGTCGAAATAGTGCGAATACTCTTCCGCCTCATCCGACCGATCAACCCCGACAACCGAAAATCCAGCATTGAATATTATTCTGGAGCCGTAGCCGCATCCACAGGCCGCATCAAGCACCCTGCCCCCTTGAGGCAGATATTTCCAGAGCATCCTTACAGCCCAATCGTATCGCTCCCTATGGTCTGGCGCGATTTGGTCCATGTAATGCCCGATCTGCCGTTCTCCGCTGCTTGAACCCATATTACCCCTCCGGAATAAACAAGAAATCGCCATCATGGCGGTCGTGCGCTGTATCGATGGCAATTACGCCATCTTGCGGGTCAGAGACCTCAACAAGGCCCTTTTGGACGCAATCCCAATACAGGCAACGATATCCACGATCCATAATCCAGTGGAATAGATCAAGCGGATCAACCTCAATGTAAGGGCGATAGACCTCAATCATCAAAACTGGCCTGTGTTTTTCGATAATTGCCTGAGCGCCTTTAAGAACTCTTAACTCTGTTCCTTCAACATCGACCTTTATAAATCCGGGTTCAGGACGATGACCAAAGAAAAAAGTATCAAGCGAAAGCATAGGGACGCGGGTTTCCGGGCCTTCTACCAATTTATTGATGGAAGAATTGGAAAGTCGGTTAGCATCCACGTAAAAACTGGTAATGCCGTTAGTCTCGCTGGCAGCCCCGAAAATCGGGTAAACATTCGGGTGACGATCTTGCATCAAGCAATACTGCCGGAAAACGGGATGGACGGCTTCGATTCCGTAAACCGAATGGACATGCGGGGCGATAGCATTGGTAATGTGACCAGTGGCCGCCCCTACGTCGATTGCGATTTTCGTCTCATCAAGAAATTCAGGCAAAACCTTGAGAATCGTAGTATCCCGAAGGCGTTGATTGACCTGATCATTGAACACGCGCCGATTTAAAACTTGGTCTGTTAGATTTAAAGGCATGGAGAAAGCACCACTTGAAGGTTAAGGCGCTCCCCCTCTTTAACGAGACCGCCACGATGGAACCCTGCAACCGGATCAAAAAGCATCACATTCGCAAGATTGGAGGTATAGGACGTTAAGTGACTCAGGAAATAGTCGCTTTCAGGCGTCCCGTCCTGAATTAGTTTGCCGATGATCGCCGTTTTACGGAATTTTGGCGGGATGCAGCCCATAACTTTCCGGTAAAGCCGATTGTGGCAATAATTTCCCACGGAATTGCCCCAAGCGAAGCATCGTTCAACATCATCATAAAGCCAGTTATTCGAGCCGCGCATGAATTGAAACGGTCCGTTTTCTGGCCCTACATGACTCAGGTAGATAATTACCTTCAAGACTCCCGGCTTGGGGTCAACATGGAGGTTCAGGAGCTTCGTAAAATGCCCCATGTCGCGGTATGTCTGGTAATGATGCTGGTCTCCGGGGCGGGACAGGTGAAGATTTACCGTCCGGATTTTCATGGGCCATCCGAAATACTCGTTAGCGACCCTATCAAGGCCACACTCATCCAAGATATAAGCCACATCATCGATCATTTTTTTCGTAACATCGACGCTCCGGTCGATTTCTCGTATCGGCAGGGGGTCAGGAACTCCCATTTCAGCAAGCGCGATAATCTCATCTTTGAGGAACGAGGCGTAATCTATTAGTGGCATGTTTCTCGAAACAATGCCCTCGTAAGCTAGTTTGCTATTCGGGTTCGGGTTATAAGTTTGGAATTTCTGGGCCGCCTGAACGACACGCGAGAATTGCTTGGACAAGACCTCTTTTGCCTCGTTTCCAAGCTTGCCCCACTCAATCGCAATGCGCTCAACATCACCGATTCTGTAGGGGATTTCCTTGACCTTTTTGATTTTGGGCATGGTATGCGGCCCATCGAAAAGCGGAACATCCATATCTGGGTGAGCCGCCATATCCGGGAATTCAAAAATCATAACCGCCCGCCTCTATCTCAGGTTTGAAGAAATGAGCCACATGCTCTTGAGTCTCGTCATCGTAATATTCTCTGTAATCTTTGCTCTCCCCCTTCCCGCTATTCTCTACCATTAAGTCGGAAGTCGGCAAACCAAGGGCTTGCAATAGCTCAGGCCACGCTTTTTCAAGCCTTTCTAACGGGATGATAAAATCAATACCCTCCCCGTACTTGGAATAGCCCCACTCAAGCTGGGATGTCGTTGTAAGAGTTGAGTCCCCCGGGTGCTCGGTATTTAACAGCCAATTCTTGAACCCGGATTCAATAACAGCGATATCCTCCGGACTGTTTCGTGGCTTGCCCTCATAGGTCATGTGCCGCTTGCGCTTTCGGTGTTCATACAAAGAAACCATGCGCTCCCATGGATTCCGAACGATCATGAATTTGAACATAGAAGCAACCGGAATGGTCCGGGCGTATTGGTTGCAAAGCTTTTCGATCATATAAACGGGGAAGTGATTTGCGTAAGCAGGATGGCGCTCTGTGCGATGCTTGGCGTCGATCTCGTCAAACGCCTTTAGGGTCGGGTCCGCCCGCCGCAATGCACGATGAATCGATGTCCCGGCATTCTTGGGGATATGCACAAAGATGTAATTATTTTTTACGCTGTAATAGCTCAATTTACCCGTCCCACTCTATCCATCATAAGGTCATGGCAGTTTTCCACCGCATATTCCCACCAAAGCTTTGCGTATGGGCTTTCTTCATTTACTTCTGGCTCAATGTCTGGCGTCCCTCTCGTAAAATGAACAAGGTTTGCGTCTTGAGATTGAGACTCCTCACCGTCGAGCCAGTTCCAAGATCGCGGCAGATTTCCTACATTTTCTGCCCACTGAAAGGTATGCAGCCAATCCCTCTGCGCCATAGAAACGACAAGCGGATTCAGCCTTTCGGTTATTTTAGCTACATCCGGGAAAAGCATTACAGATGACCAATTCTTGCAGGGGTAATGCTGTTGAACTAATCCGCCGATCTTTTTCTCATCTTTCGCATCGTAATCATGATGGACACACTGGACATCGCACTCCATGTCGGCGTAGGCGAAAAGCTCCGCAATGTTTGCTGTCGCCAGCATGTCGCAATCCATAAACAGCGCAACATGGCCGCCGTCCATGTATTCGAGATACGGAGTCAGGAATCGAGTGTATGTAAACGCCGTCGAGTGTGGGCGCTCGTCCCGAATGTCGTACTTCTGCCCCGTCTCAGTCACAAGAGTACGCCGCATGAATAGGCCGCGCTTGCGTAACTTCCAATCGACAAGCGGTACAATGCGAATCTGCCCGGACTGAATCTCCGGCGAATTGTTATACAAAGACGCTACGCAAACCTCGAAAGCGGAGTAATCGCGCTCATCCCAACCAATGTAAATAGTCCCGATCAAAGCTTCGCTCTCAATCGGCCCCACGGAAGCCCCTGAGCCATCTCCTCAGCCGTCCATTGGGCATAAGCTAGATTATACGCCCATTGCTCCCTCGCGGGCTTATCAGGCGATTCTAGGGCCTCTTTGGTGAGTCTTTTGTTGCCTACATCCCACGCCATGCAGCCGGGGTCCATGGTAAATACCGGAATACCATCCAAAACTGCCAGAGATGAAGAAGTCGAGGCGAATGTAATTACCGCTTTAGCCCCGGCAAGGTCATCCTCCCACGAAGCCTTGTCCGTAGGCAGCCCATAATCGTAATCGACAGTCTCAGGGTGGGGCCGGAATTTGACGGGCAAGCCAAGCGACTCGACCGTTTTGTAAGCCCATTGGCACCATCCTACATGGTCTGTATGCTGTACAGAAGCATCCCAAGGAACTTGGCCGCAAAGCAAATAATAAGAACCGCCCTCTTTCCACGGCTTAATCTCATGATTCAATTCGGCCCATCTGTCCGAAGGCGCGTATTGGTTGGCGAAATCACCAAGGCCATTTAGACCGTTCCACGCAATTCCGTAATACCTTTCCCGGTCGATAAACCCTCTTTCCATTACAAGGAATGGCCGCCGTCTCCGGAATCGATGCTCGTAAATGATCTGTCCGCGAAGGAACGAAACGGGAACCGAGAATTTTGGTACGCCAAAAACAACGGCTACATCGCATTCCCGATATCCGTCTTCAAGATACTTCAGGCTGACTTGATCGCCGAGTGCTTCTACGCCTTGAGCGAATGCTTCTAGGTGCGGGCGATGATCCGCTGGACCGTTCTCCGGAATGAACACGTTTACGGAAGTCATTCTTGACCTCCTTGGGCAGTGCTGCCCACCACCCTTGAGAAAACGGCCCCCTCATCTCCGCTTTCGCGAGTTGAATAGCTTTCTGGTCGCTCATTTACCATCCTCCGGATTGCTGCGATTACCTCATCAACCTCTATAGCATCTAACGACCCATCGCATTCAGGGCAATCGCCGTAAGTGTAGCCACATCCGATCCCGGACGCTTTTCGAAGATTGATGTGGTCATCATACCCTAAAACGGTGGGTGATGAATAGTGTCCCCACAAAACTACGGCAGGGATGCCCAATGCGGCGGAAGCGTGATGGAGTCCCCCGTCTGTGCTAACAAGGCCGCCCGATACCGAAAGCATGGCCGCCGCTTGGCGGAAAGTCGGCGTTTCGAGATGGATGACACCCTCCAATATCGGTTGCGAGAATTGAACAAAATGGAACTCTCCAGAAAGCGACTCAATAACCGACTGCCAGCGGTCAAAGGGCCACGACTTGCGATTCTGATATGGTTTTTGAGCAACATTAGGTTCAACGACAATAAAATTAGTCGGCAAGCGCAGTGCAATTGCAGCCGCCTCAGCTTTTTCTTGCAACGAGAAATAAATCTCACCTTTCGGAGCCTTAAAGCCCTCTTTCCAACAGAATCGAGTAATATTTCCATCGTTATTAACCTCCGAGTTCTCGTAGTCGATATACTGCCGCAATCCCGGCATCTCAGGGATACAGACCAATTGATTCGCTTGCTCATCGATCTGCTTGATGAACGGGTTGTTTTCAAAGACCTCAGACCAATACATCGAAATTTTGTTAGTCTTGGGGTCATGAAAGTGGTCGGGATGGCCGTAAACGCACTTTAGGCTGGAGTCCATTTCGTGGGCTGCCCGCGCATACGCCGTAGCCATGATGTCGTCACCGATGCCGATATTACACCTCCCGCGCCGATTGGCGCTTCTTGTATGCTCTCGCGTACTCGCCCCGATCAAGGTGCGCCTCTGAAACCACGACAGAACACGGCACTACCCATGATTCCACAGGCTTGTTGGGAGCGAACACTTCCGAACCCATTCCAGCCTCGACCTTCGACGCGACGGCAGTGGCGGCTGCCCCTGCGCCCATGGCTTTAAAAAAATCTCTCCGCGATACAGACAAATCAGCCTCCGTTTTTTGCGAGGTATTCGTCCCAAAGCCGCGAAGCTTGGACTTTCGAGCGCGGGTAAGTCCCGGTCAATTCTTGGAGGTAGAAACACGCATCACGCCACGGCATTTCCTTCCAATCCTTCAATTCCGGTTTTTCTTCCTCAACAAGCTCGACCTCAGCCGTTTCAGTAACGATTGGGGTTTCGATTCGACGTTCTTCGAGCTTTCGCTCTTTGTCGTGAAATCGGGCCTCGCGCTCTGCGCTCCTTACTCGCTCACGCTCAATGTTCGACTGAGCAAGGGCGAAATCCAAATCCGCCTTTGTGGCATTACCGCCTTTTTGGCCGACAATTTTCCAATCGGCGTATTTTGCAATGTCTTCTGCGTAATCGAACTGATTGAGAATCAGGCGGCGGCCTGTTTTCTTGTGTTCAAGCTTTACTGTGGGGATTTTACGAACCATGGGGAATCTCCTTGTTCCTAACTGAATATGCCCCGTTTCGGGGGATAGCGCAAGTATCAAAACCATAGCGTAGAAAAAAGATATTGACAATCTGGGGTATCTTGTTTATAATCCTAAACATGGTGGGGGCTTAGGCCCCCGCCCCTTTCGAACAGGAGAATGACCAATGACCGACCTTCAACGACAAGCAATTAGATTCACCACCGAAGTTGTCGAAGACTTGCTGAAAGACCGCGACAACCTCCAGCGAGAAATCGAGCGCCTTGAGGAACAGCAAGCGTTCCTTGAGAAAGACCTGAGCGAAGCCCGCTGCCGGATGATCGCCGCATACGAAGACGCTGGGCTGGAATACTGAAAGGAGAGAAGCAATGGCTAATCACTGTGGATTCTGCGACACCCGTCGCCCAACCCCAACACCGGACTTTCCGCATGGCACGAAGATCATGGTTCTTGGCGAGCAATGGTTCGAATTCTGCGAAGACTGCTCAACCAAGCACCTGTTGACCAACGAAGAAACGGGGGAAGAAAAGAGCCTCGCCGAAGTCTGGGAACTCGTTTACACCGAAGACTGAACAACAGGGGGGGCAAAACCCCCCCCTCTTTTTTGTTGACATCACTTCCCATTTGTTTATTATCTTAAACATCAACAACGGAGATTGACCAATGAACCTTAGACCACTCAAATTTCTGATTGACCGCAAAGCCCATCGGGAAAAGCTTTGGAACCTTGGCGGCGAATGGCAATCGCTCCCCTCTAATCTGCGGGAGTTGACCACCGAGCAAGCGGAGATGATCTTTCAGCACATCGACGGCGACCTCTCCCCGGAAAATATTACTTGCGACGGTGAAGCATCTGCCGAGCAAGTCCGGCGGGAAACGGCGCTTTTGCGGGGATCGATACAATCGCTGAACGATCTGGGCCACTTCCCAATCAAGCAAGTCTGGAGCTTCTGATGCGACACGATATTTCCGATTTTACAGAGCGTGATCTGGGGGCGGCTTTGGCGTCTCCTTATCACAGCGCCGAATTCAAGCGGCGGGCATTCGCCGAACTCTTGCGCCGCACAGATGCGGATGTAAATACCGCCAGCGCCGAAGAGTTGGAAGCTGCCGGGGAACTCTTTGACGATTTAATGGGAGCATGAAAATGACAAAACAGGAACTTCTTGAGAAGGCCGAGCGGGTAATGGAACTCGCCCGCGCCGAAAACGCGAAAGGCGAAACCATCAAAGCCGACGCACTGATGGACATCGCAGATTTCTACTTCGATCAAGCACAGGAAAAGGCCAAATGAACATTAACGAGCATGTCTGCCTCGCCAGCGAATACAAG